TATAATAGTTGCTCTTGTTGCTGTTGCATTAGATGCATCAGCATTCCATTCAAAACATTCACCATTAAATATTAAAGCAATAAGTGTGCTTCCTAAATTATCTAATGACCACATACCCGGTTCTGCAACTTTATCCGTGGTCGATGCTGCTTGGCCCCAGGCTGAGTAAGCACTAAAATTAGTAACTGTTGCTCCAGTGCTGTGAGCAGCTCTAGTTGAACCCCTAACGGCTCGGGTAATTCCAGTAAAACTTGTGGTAGTAATCCCTGTGTAAGATATTTCTTCAGTGCCTACTTGTATAAAATTAGTTCCTGTGCTTGGAAATCCAGTTGTGCTTGCTACATTAATTGTAGATCCTGACCCACCAGTTCCGTTTGCATCATCATTTAAACCACCATTTAAAGTTGTTGTTTGTGGGTTTGTAACGGTACCACCCCATTGAGATATACCATAACCAAAAACTCCAACCTGTTCAGCTGGTCCTACATGATAGTATTGAAAAAAAGTTATACTTCCAGATGTAGTTGCACCTGCGCCACTTTCATTACTACCAGCATTTATTTCTAAAGTTGTAGTTGTTGGCACAGAAGTTACCATAAATTTTTTATCACAAAAAGTTGTAGAAGAAAAATTAGAACCTGTAATAGCTGTAAAAGTAGAAGAATCACCAAACAATATAATGTCACCTATTTGAAAATTGTGTGCAGAAGAAAAAGTTAAAGTGACCGTTGGTTGTCCGTTAGTTGTGCTGAACGCACTTGTAATAGCGGTGCCTGATGGATTAACTAAAGGATGTATGTCATAGTATACTCCTCCAGAATACACATATAAAATTCTATTTGTGCCGATAGCTGCGTACTTAATTCCTTCTTTATTAACCATGTGATGCAAACCTCTAGCTGCACCGGTTAATTTACTATCTCCTAATTGAGCCCAACCACCTATTTTCTCAGGTGTACCATATCTAAAACGTACATTTTCCCCACCTGTCCATTGAGACTCGGCTCCTGTAGATGTAACTTGTTTGTTGAACCCTGGTAAAAATCCTAGTTTCTGTAGCATAAGAATTCACTATATAATATTTAGATTATTTTGGTAGTATTATATAATAATTTAGCTCAAATTAAAACCCAATGTTCTTTCATGTTATTTTCGACTGTTTTATCAAATAAATCTTTAGTTAATATATCAAAAGCTATGGTTATTCTTTCAGTGTTTTCACTTTGTTGATCTGTGTTGTGTGTCATCCATCCTGGGAATAAAGTTATTTTACCAGGAATATTTTTACTTGCATAATCTTTTTTGTAGTAAGGTGCTTCATAGTATGTATTAGTGTTGTTTGTTTTAACACAGATGTGTCCACTTAAATAAGTTTCTTGATCTTCTGCATGATGATGTTTTTTTATTTGTTCGCCTTTTCTCATAACATTATACCAACATTGAATGTAGTAATTTTTATCAATATTTTGTTTTAAACGTCTTAAAAACTTGTCATGTGTATTTCTTATATATTCTTTAAGAAAACTTGTTTTTTTAAAATCTAGTAAATTATAATGAACAAACCTTGTAGTAACACTATTCTTAGATAAACCAGTTTTACCATCACTATGAAAAGGATACTCATTAAGTATATCTTTCTCTTTAGAAAGTAAAAATTTACTTAGATAATCTACATCAATATCTAATAATTCTTCACCAATATAATATGAAAATTTTGGATTAAAAAAATTGTTAGGTTTATCATTTACAAAATTAAAAATATTCAAATTTTCCTTACCTGTAATTGTTTATCTAATCCTAAATGTATATCGTCCTGTACAATACCATTTGAAAATTTTATTAGAGGTAAGTACAATGTATCTCCTTTTGTATAATTACAATGGCTAGGTATTTTTATTTTAAAAGGTTTTATACTAAATTCAGCTGCAGGGTGCGATAACCATCTTATAGGAATATCACAATACCAAGACATTCTTGCATTTTTATTTACGTGATTATTTAACATTAAATAAAAAAACTTGTACATTCTTAAATTATGTTCATCTGGAAATATTTCAGACGGTGCATCATCAAAAAATATAGTGTCAAACTTGCCTAATGTTTTTAAAACTTGTTGCCAATAACCTTGTACAATATGTACTTTATGTTTTTGTTTTTTGCTCCATTGTTTTAATTCGTTAATCATAATGGGTTCAATAATTGTATGTGATTTAATATCATATTTTTGTATTCGATTTGCAGAATAACCTAATCCAAAACCTATTTCTAAAACATGTCCTTTTGGTTCTAAGTGTTTAATTAATTTATTCATGTATGGTTTTTCCCATTCCATCATAACTTGAAAATTTATTTTAGGATCATAGAGAAGATCTTGATTTTTAATATCTTTGCTTTTTATATAATTCATAGTTATTCTAAGTTATTCCCAAATAATAATGTATAACTTATTCTTTGATTTTTAAATCCTTCTTTCATATCAACTCCATTAGTTTCATGAAAATAAGCACCGTTAAAAAATATAGCTCTATTGCTTTTATATTTTATTTTCAAAGGTTTTATTTTTTTATCCTTTATCATTTTTTTTGCTGCATCTGGATTACCATTCCAATCTTTTCTAGTCCAATTAGAAGGAGGTAAAATTTTATATATATTTAAACCATTTTTTTTAAAATTGTTTATACTTTCATCAGAAGATACCCACACATTTAAATTTAAAATTGAAGGATCTGCGTGCATTTTAACACCTGCATCATTTTTAAAATAGAGAAAGCTCCAACCTCTTTGAAAATTAGGTGTGTTAAATTTTTTCTGTATCTCATTAGTTATTAAATCAGTAAGATAGTCTTGATTAGGAAAGTAATCTATAGCAAAGTAAGAAGAATATTTTTTATCAAAATATTTATTATATAAAATTCTAATTTTTAATATGTTTAAACATTCTTTACTAAAAAAATTATCTATAACTTTTATATCTTCATAATTTTTAACAACAAAATTATCATTTAAAGTTTTCATATTTTTTTATACGTTGGTATTGGGTATTTCATATTTTGATTTATTTCTTCAAAAAAAGAAATTAAAATTAATCTATTTTTATTTTCTTTTAAAACTTCTGAAGCATGGGGATTACTTGAATCAAACATAATTAGTCTATTAAAAAGTCCGTCAAAATGAAGTGTCTTAGTAAATAATTTATTGTTTTTATTTTTAGCTTTTAATACTTCTTCATAATGTTCGGGAGATTTATTTTTAAAATATTCAAATTTTTTACTTTGATCTAGATAATAATTTTTTTCTTCTCCTTTGTATAAAGATGTTCCAACTGTTCCTTCTTCTGTTAAGTATAAAATTGAAGTTATTAAATTTGGAGTGTCTACATGAACCCATCCATCAGCTTCGCTAGGATAACTTTTTTGAAAACAAGTAAAAGATCTAAAATTCATACTTCTATAATTGTATGGATAAAGTATAGAAAGCAATTTTCTATTAATCCAAAGAAACATTTCGTTATCAATATTATTAAGTGAGTCAGTTCTTTCTCCAAAAACATAACCATCGTTGGTGTAATTACATTTTTTTGAAAACTCTATGAGTTTATGTGGATCATCTAAAAAATTATCTACGCAAATTGTAGGAAATAACATTTATTAATTCTTTCTATAATGGTTTTGTGTTTAACACCTTAGTTGTTTCTCCATAGTGATAACCTATGTTTCCTGCAATTACAATTCTTAAATTGTTTGTTTCTTCCGGTGGAACTAAATGAGAATAATCTCCTTTCCAAATAAATAAAGATCCTGTTTTAGGTTGAAACTTTCTATAACCTGGTTTGGTAAACACAAGTGGTGCACAACCTTTTTCTGCTTTAGCATAGTACGTAAATGAAAATATAGCGTTATGTTTATGTTCATTAGTGTATTGTCCTTTTTTATATACAGCACCCCACATTTCCCCACAAACAAAAGTTGGGTATCCTCCCTGTATTGCTTTAATATCTTCACATAAAGCTATTTCTGGAATAATTATTTTTATTAAATCTTGATATGATTCATGTGTAGTCACCATTCTCCAATCAGTCATAGCAGCTTTAACATTAGTTGTTTTGTTTTGAACGTCCCCTGCTTCTAACGTATCTTTTATAAGTCTATTATTTAATTGTTCAAACAAAGGAAGGTTACTTAAATTAGTTTCCATAATAGTCATGGTAGTATTAACTTTTGTTTTATGAATTTTCATATATTTTTTTTACATTCTCTTCAAAAGTTTTATTAATATTAAAATTAATTATTGACCGTAATTGTTTTTTAGATTGATAGGCTGTATGTAATAAAGATCCACAAAACATAACTGCGGTCCCTTGTTTAGGTTTTATTTTTTGTATAATTTTATTTTTATTGTCAAAAATAACTGTTTCCCCATCAGAATCTATTACATAATATACAATGATTGTGTATTTATCTTGTAGCTTTGGTAAGTCAAAATGAGGGGTGTCATAACTTGTAGCATTAGGATTTGGAAATTGTAAAAAAGCATTTACTCTTAAAAGTTCTATTTGTGGTCTTTTTATTTTTCTAACTATAGGAATTATATCATCCAAGTGTTCAGAATTTTGTCCAGTCTCCATTGAAACAAATTCATGTTGCATAGCAGGTCTTCCTAATTTAGTATCTTTAGTTACATCTTTTATAAAGTACCAAGGAAAAATTCTGAAATCTCCCAACATCATATCTTTTATATGTTCTTGAGTTCTTCTATCTACAAAATTTTCAAAGACTTTTATTTTATTTTTTAACATTTATTAAAGAAGAGTTTAACCCTAAAATAGGTCTGCCATCATTTTTAAGGTTTTCGTTTAATGTATAGTGAAGAAAAGCTTGAACACAAACTTCACCTTTTAAAGGTTCTCTCCAATGCTCTATTTTGTTGCCTTCATAAATTAACATATCTCCCGGTTTTAAATCTATTTTAACAATCTTTTTTTTATCCATTAAATAAAATGGCCAAGCGTCACCGCCTAAATTTAAAGTAGTTGATATTTCACAACTATGTCTATCTACATGACGTTTTAATACGTCACCTGGTTTGTAAGTTCTTGCATAAGCATAAGTTTCATACAGATTTAATTTAGTGTGTTTTTTTGTTAAAGGTTTTAAATAAAGAAGCAAGGTTTCCATTAAAGGATCTCCATAGACTGAATAAGTACCATTAACTTGACCGTCGTACCAAGTGCCATGCGTAACATCAAAAGGAGGTAAGACATTATTTTCAAACATAAAGGCAGCAGCATTTCTTTTTATTAATAAATAATTATAAGCTATCTTTGCTAATTCTTTTGAAACAGCTCCTTTTATAATTTTGTATCTTTTTTTATTAAAACTCATTTGTAATAATTTAAATTAATAACACATCTACAGTCAACATCAGTTTGACTAATAGCTCTGTGTTTTAAGTTTGTTGGAAACTCTACATACATGTTGGGTATACTTTTAATCATTTCTCCAGATTCAAATTCAGTATAACCGTTACTTTCATTTAAATAATATATCCCTGTAGTCATATTAGGTTGTTTATCAAAATCTCTATGTAAGATAGATTTTCTTGGTTTATCGGTTCTTGTTAATAAATTAATTTGTACTCTTACTAAAGAAGAATAATTAATTCTAGGTTTTAAACAACCTACAACCATAGAATCATAATTTGAAGAATTAACAATATCATCTGCATATATTTTATGGGAAAAAAAGAAACCATCTTTTGCATTAGGGTTTTGTTCATGTTGATAGAACCATGGAAAATTAGTTGAAGTTACAGTATTTGTAATACTATCAAATTTATCTTTATTTAAAAAATCTTTTGTAACTTTTATATCTTTGTTTTTATGTTCCATTTTCAAAAACTCCAAGGTTAACAGCTTGTATATTCCAATGAATAAATCTAAAAGGTTGTTTTCCTGAATCTACAGAAAAACTATGTGTCAACCAGGATGGAAAAAATATCATAGTCCCTGGTTCTATTGAATAATGAATTAAACCCTGTGCTTCATTTACTTTTGTTTTATCTAATAAAGGTAAATCATTCATTGTTTTAGCTACTCTTGGGTCATGAAAAACAGGTTGAGAAGTAAGTTCACCTGCTTTTAAAAAATAAAAACCTGACACATGTCCATTCCAATGATTATGAACTGACTGATGTCCTCCACCTTTGCTAGCAAATTCTTGAACCCACAATTCATTAATAAACATTTGATAATTAGTTAAATCATATCCCATATCATTCATAATAGTATGGGACACAGTAAAAAGAACTTTTTGAAACTCAAGCACGTCTGGATTAGGTATTAAAGAACCGGAAGAATAACTTAATCCAAAATCACTGGTAAGTTTTAATTTTGTTTTATAATAGTTTTTTGATTTCTCAATATAAGAGTCTGTAATTTCTGTTAACTCATTAACAAAAGAGTCATCAAAAACACTATAAATTGGTGTAGAAAAATATAGATCTTTAATTAATTTTTTCATTAGTAATAATTAATATTTAAAACAATTCTTTCATCTTTATCTGTACAAGTTGTACCTGTATGTTTAACATTTGCAGGAAAAATTACAAGTCTATTTTTTTCACTTTTAATAATTTTATTTGATTCAAATTTAGTATATCCATTATTAGTATTAATATAAAATATAGCTGTTTTCCAATTAGGGTTGTCATCTTTTAAAATATGTTCTGCACCATCGGTATGAAGACCATGTTCTATAATTTTATCAGTTTTCCATATATGGTTTGCTTTTACTTTTATTAAAGCTTTTACTTTTAATAGTGCATAAAAAGGTTCTAATGTCTCATTGTAAATAGAATTAGGTTTATAATTATTATAAAATAAATGAACAAACTGTTTGTATTTTTCGTGATGTAATACATTACTGGGAAACCAAGGAAAATTTTTGTCTTTAAAAAAAATGTTGTGTATGTCTTTAAAATAATCTTTATCTAAAAAATTGTTTTTTATTTCAATCATTATTGAAATTGTTTTCCTAATGCCCAACAAACTAAACTATATCTAGTTCCTGCAGTAACTTTATTTACTCTGTGTAAAATATGAGATGGAAATACAATTACAGTTCCTGTATTTTTTGAGTGGTTAATCGGAAAAATGTTGTTTTCATGATCATGATTTCTTAAATTAAATTCAAAATTTCCTCCTTCAAAATCATCATTTAATAAAATTGATGCAGATAATTTTCTTATCTTACCAGATTTTTTATAAGGCTTTTGCCATGAATCTATATGCCAATCATAGTATTGATCTTTACCATATATAGTAAATTGAATATCTTCATTATCGTCAATATGAAAATTCCAGCCTGATTCTTTGTTTGCATTTTTTATATACTGCATTACTAAATTATTTATCCAAGGTTCAGTATTCCAACCCACATGTGAGTTTCGAACATTGTGAGCATTTTTATCTCCAGTAGTTGCTTTCGTAATACCTTTGTCTAAAGCATGTTTTATTATGTTTTGACAAAAAAATTTTGGTAGTGATTTGTTATATACCCAAGAATAATTTTTAAGTAACATTCCTTTTTCTTTCTAAATCTTTAAGTATTAAAATATACTAATTTCCAGTCGAAGTCCAATATAATCCGTCGGGATCCCATGCAAATTCATTATTATCTGCATCATAACCAATCCATCTAAGATTATCTTCATCCCAATCTAAATAGTAGGGTGCATTATCTCCATAAGTTAAAACAGTTGGATATGCTACCGGTGCATTATAAATCCATTCAGAAGTATTTAAAACCCAAGAAGGGTGTGGTTTTCTAATTATAAATACATCGTTTGTAGGATCGTAACTTCCTTCTATTTGAGCATAATTCCATCTTTTACATCTTGGATCATTTTCTAATTCTTCATGAGATCCATCTTCTGCATAAACAAAGTATTTTCCTTTTATAGAATTATAAGAAGTTTGTTTAAACGTACCTTTAAAAGTAGTGTTTACCCATTGCTCTGCTTGAGTAGACCAATCTCCACCGTTAGCATCGACATCACCATTACCAACTTTGATAACTTCAATTACTATATTGTTTTCATCTAATTTTGCAAAGTGTGCCATTATATTGTCAAAGTCCCTGATACTATAAATCTTGCTACTTTAGCTGAACCATCATCAGATAATTGATTTCCTGATCCTGTAACTGCAATTCCAGCTGGTGCGCATGGAACTCTAATAATTACAACTCCTGATCCACCATTGTTGGCAGTTCCCATTGAACGTCCGCCTCCGCCACCTTGACCGATTTCATCTGCGCCTTCTCCGCCGCATCCGCCTCCGCCTCCAGGGGCTGATCCGCCCGAACCTCCGGATGCATAAGTTACTGCTGATCCTGTAATAGAATTAGCTGAACCTGCGCCTGCACTTCCTTGGCCTCCAGAGCCGCCTTTTCCGCCGCCTCCTCCGCCTCTTCCAGAAGAAGTAAATGGTCCACCTTGACCACCTGGGTTTCCTTGAGGGGGACTTGTTGGAGGTGTGTTTCCTGCAGCTCCTGCTTGAGAATAAACTGTTTGTCCTCCGCCACCAGATCCACCCGTAGCTTGACCACTTTCTCCGCCGCCGCCACCTGTGCTTGTTACTGCAACTGGTGTACAGGCAAAAGCAATTGAATCTCCACCTCTTGAAGAAGGAGTATTGCAAGTTGGAGCTTTTGCTCCACCACCGCCTACTGTTATTGTGTAATCACCTGGATCAAGTTCTACTTGTGAAACGCATGAACAACAAAATGAAAATCTCATTCCGCCGCCTCCGCCGCCTCCGGCTCCATTATTATTATCTCTAGCTCCTCCGCCACCGCCTCCAGCGACAACTAAATAATCTACAAGTGCCGGTGATGCTCCACCTCCGGAACCAAATCCTAAAACTTGATAACCAAAAGATTTAGCTCTTCTTGATTGTATATTTGTTGAGTTCTTACCTGATGTAAGTTTGTTTTTTAAATCTCTCATATCTAAATTCCTTATGCGTCGTTAGCCGCGTCAGTAGTAAAGAATAATTTGATTCCTAGAACTCTACATTCTCCTGTGAAAGTATCACTACCATCTGCTGCGTCTCTATATAATT